GACCATCGTGGAGAAGCTCACGGAGCCGGACACGCTGATGAAGCTCATCGACGCGGCGTTCCAGATCATCGGAGCGGTCGCGGAGGGCCTCATCAAGGCGCTGCCGACGCTGATCGAGAAGGTGCCGACGATCATGGGGAACCTGCTGAAGGCGATTCTCGAGTTCCTGCCGCAGCTGCTCGAGAGCGGGACGAAGCTGGTCGTGGAGCTGGCAAAGGGCCTGCTGCAGGGCATCGGCGACGTCGTGCAGGCCATCGGGGACGTGCTCGGGAAGATCAGGGACGCGATCCACGAGAAGATTGAGCAGGCAAAGCAGTGGGGCGCGGATCTGATCCAGAACTTTGTCGGCGGCATCACATCGAGGATGAGCGGCCTGATGGGAACGGTCCGGAGCATCGGACAGGGCATCAAGAACATGCTCGGATTCTCCGAGCCGAAGGAAGGCCCACTGAGCGATTTCCACACCTACGCGCCGGATATGATGCAGCTGTTCGCCAAGGGGATCCGCGACAACGAGCACCTGATCACCGATCAGATCCAGCGAAGCTTCAGCCTGGGCCCGGCTTTCACGGCGGCAGCGCCGGCAGCGGCGCCGGGCGCGGGAACGAACACGTACAACATCACGGTCAACGGTATCGATGAACTGGAAGAGCTCCTGCAGTGGTACCAGAGCCGCCAGGTGAGAGCGAGGATGGCGTGAGATGGCACAGAAAACCGTAAAACTATATGCCAGAAAATGGGGCTATGTTGATTCCGATACGCCGGTTGGCGTTACTGATCTGTCAGGTCTTACCGAGATCCCAATGCACAACTTTTACGGGGCAGCTCCAAACTGGAATGGCAGCGAACTGTTCTTTACAATAGACGCATTTCCTTCGTCTCTTGCCAAGAAGCGTATCTATTACGCAAAAGCAAAATTTGCGTTCCGTGCAGTTGGGCAGGTAACGAAGTATATGATCATGTGTGCCTTCGATACCTTTGACCCGGCGACATTGGAGTACAGCAACAAACCGGCAGTTGGCGGTCCTAATAACTTAATGACTGCGGAAATAAGCAGTTCAGTAAGCAGTTTTCAGGATTTTGAATTTAACCCGGATACGGCAACAGCGGAAAATTTGTCCGCAGATGCGAGTATGATGTTGGGGTATCCGAGCCTTGTTCTATTGCAAATAAAAGCACCGTCCGGGAGCTATTCAAGAACAACCGGCCGTGCGAAGCTCCGGACGCTGACCAACAACTCGTCATTGCCGTATATTGAAATTACTTATGACGATACCGAGATTGTAACTGGCAAAGTAGTTGCGAAGACTTACCCGAGCGGAAGTGCAGTAAACCCGCTTTCTGCTCAGACGTTCACTTGGGATTACGAAAAGAATGGTACATATAGCTGCTACAGTACATCGTGGACGCAGAAATCTGCAACTTTCTACTGGAAGAAGTCGACAGAATCCACTTACCATTCTGTCGCAATTTCCGGCAATACAAAGAGCGTAACGATTCCTGCAAACACGTTCCCGTCTGCATCGACTATTCAGTGGTATGTCAGAGGCGTTGAAGAAAACAATGTAGCAACGGAAACGTCCGTCTACAGCTTTTCAACCATCACGACGCAAATCACACCGGACAGCTTCCCAAGCGGGAACAGCGTCGACAACCGGACTGCGAAGAGCTTCACCTGGCACTTTGCAAGCTCCGCAGGTAACTTCGGTCAATCTTCCGCAAGACTATACTGGCGCATTGAGGATGCCGAAACGTGGAACAGTATCGCCGCAAGTGGCACGACGCAGAGCCTCAGTGTCCCGGCTTATACGTTCCCGGCAAACAAGACGATAGAATGGTATCTCATCGGCACTGACGCAACGGGCGGAACATCCACAAGCGAGACAAAGACCTTCAAAACTCTCGACTATACGCTTGCGGTGACAACAGCTCCGAGTGGGTCAGGCGTTGCAACCAATACCGCAATATCTTTTGTTTGGACTCTAAACAACACGCAGGGAGCTGTGACACAGAAGTCTGCGAAGCTGTATTGGCGTGTTCAGGGTGCTTCAACGTATAACGAAATAACGAATAGCACCGGCACAAAAAGTATCAGCGTCCCGGCAAACACGTTTCCTACGTCTTCAACTATCCAGTGGTATCTCAGTGTTACCGCCAACGATAACACGGTCAAAACGACGTCTGCGACAACGTTTTCAACGGTATCGCCGACGGTCACGCCGACGGTCTATCCTTCCGGGAATGATGTATATTCTGGCGCAGATATAACGTTCAAGTGGAAACTTGCCAGCTCTGCCGGTGACTATGCTCAGAAATCTGCTGTCTTCTACTGGCGGTTAACAACCTCTGAAGAATACAGAACTATCAGCATCTCAGGGAATACACAACAGGTCACAATCCCGGCACTGACGTTCCCGACAAATGCAACGGTTTACTGGTACATCACAGCAGTTGACGCAGGAAACCACAGCTCGTCAACGTCCGTCCAGAACTTCAAAACATCCACCACCAAGATCACGCCGCAGAACAGCCCGACCTCCGGCTATACCAATCCGAGAAACGCGATAACCTTCAGCTGGTACTTCGCGGCGTCAGGCGGCAGCATCCCGCAGGGATCGGCAAGCCTGTACTGGCGTGTGCAGGGAAGTTCAAACTGGACTCAGGTTGCGGCCTCCGGGAGCACGACAAGCGTAACGATCCCGGCCAACACCTTCCCGGTGGCGTCCGAGATCCAGTGGTACATCTCGGGATCCGACGCAAGCGGAACAAGTTCGCAGTCCAGCGTCTACAGTTTCAGCACAACCGCGTCAACGGCATACGCTGTCGTGAAGTCACCGGTTAACAGCGGGGTGGACGGATCAAAAGAGATCACATTCCAGTGGACGATCACAACGGCGGACGGTTATGCAGCGAGCAGGGTCATCCTACAGTGGAAGCTTCCGACTGAGGACGAGCAGCACTGGCACACCATCATCGACACCAATAACGCGATCACGCAATACACAGTCGAGGGAGGGACATTCCAGCCGGGCGAAATCAACTGGCGTGTGCAGGCCTACAACGTCGACAGCGTTGCGGGACCGGAAAGCACCGCGTCGTTCGTCTGCATCATCGCGCCGTCAATCACGGCTCTGACGGCTTCCAATGTGCCGTTTTCCGTCATCCGGTGGCAGGCAAACGACCAGCAGGGCTTCCAGCTCGAAATCGACGGAGTGAACTTCGGACCATATTCCGGAACGGAAAAAGAATTCGCGGTGCCGGATTACTTCCGGGACGGTGTGCACACAATCAGGCTTCGGATTGTCGGGACGGTGGACCTGTGGAGCGACTGGGAAGAGACGACGGTATCGATCGAAAACACACCGGGAGAACCGATCAGTCTGCAGGAAAACGCCGACATCAACGTCACGCTGGAATGGCAGGCAGGCGACACGGAAACGGATTTCTACATTTACCGAGACGGGAAACTGATCGGTCGCACCGAGAACACGAGATTCGTCGACCGGTTATCCATCGGAACACACGAGTACACCGTCATTAACCGGCTTTCGGACGGAAACTACAGCCGGAGTGAAACGCTTGAGGCGACGACCGCCGTCGAGTATATCTATCTCGCGACCGCGGACGGCCTGACAGAGGTCAATCTCCGGTACAGGCTCAAAGGAAGCGAAGAACCGAAACACACGTATGCAAAGGACTCGCACCTGAACAGGATCGCGGGACGCGACTACCCGACATTGACCAAGAGCAGGTTCCGGGACCATACTATCTCCTGCGAAGCCGTTATCCTCAGCAGGGAGGCAGAACTGTACGAACGTTTCGAGAGGCTTGCCGCAGAGCCGGTGGTGGCAAAGATCAGAGACGGAACATGCTGCACCGCCGTGATGGAAAGCTACGGAGAAACAGCGAAGAAGACATATTACAGGGCGTATGAATTTACGCTTCACGAAATCGACTGGGAGGACTTCGATGACAGTCAGTGAAGAAGTCCGTTTCCGGGTCAGAAGAAACGGAGCGGAGTTTGCCGAAATCTATCCTTACGGCAATTCCGTTCCGGCCATGCGGGCGGACAGCGGCAGTCAGATCAAAATGTCACTCAGAGGGACATTTCTCGCCAAGGGGAAGGACGCGGACGGGAGAAACGTCGAAATCGACTGGATGAATGACGAGATCAAGCCCGTGCTGATCAGAGACGGTGAGGAGAAAAGCCTGGGTGTGCTTCTTGTGTCGACGGTAAAGACAAACACGGAAGGGCAGCTTGAAACCGTAGACATCGAAGCATACGACAGAACGTGGCGCGTGAGGGACAGCAGGAAAACGACACAGCCGTATTACAGCGCAGGGACGCCATATCTCGACGTAATTGAATCACTTCTTGTGGAATCGGGAATCGAACTGGTTTCCAGAACGGAGACGGATTCCGTGCTGACGGAAGACCGGGAGGACTGGGAGGTCGGAACATCGAACCTCGAGATAGTCAACGCGCTGCTGAAAGAGATCAACTACAGCGATGTGTGGTTCGACGCACTCGGCGCGGCAATCCTGATGCCAAAGATCAGACCGGCCGCGGAAAACGTCCAGCACGTCTTCACAGAAAAGAAACCGGATCCAAGAAACCAAAAGGAAATCGGAATTATCAGCATCCAGCCGCAGATCGCGCGGAGCACGGACGTTTACGACGTGCCGAATGTATACATCTGCATCTGCTCCAACGCGGACAAGACGGCACCGATGAAGGCCGTGGCGGAGAACACGAATCCGGAAAGCCCATTTTCCATTATGAGAAGAGGACGGAGGATCGTCAAGGTTGAGAAGCTGCAGAACATCGCTTCTCAGACGGCTCTGCAGGCCTACGCAAACCAGAAGGTCACAGAAAGCATGATGACCATCGAACAGGTCCAGGTCAAGACACAGCTGCAGGCAGGCTTCGGGATCCGGGATGTGATCGCGCTACAGACGGAAAACAATGTCGGCATCTATACGGAAAAAGGATGGACGATGGAACTGTGCCCGGGCGGCATCATGACGCATGAGCTGGAGAAGGTGGTGTACAGCATTGGATAGCGCAGAATTTTTGCTCGGGACAGTTACGGCGGTCAGTCAGGAAAACGGGCTACGCATCCGGCTTGACGGCCAGGACGCGGCAATGAGCAAGTATTACAAGATGCTGAATACCGGAGCGGATGCACCGGGGACAGGAGATCGAGTCGTCGTGATGAAGCATTCCGGAACCTATATCGTGATGGGACGGATCGGAACGCCGAATCAAAACAGCGGGAAGGTCAGCCGCAGCGGCGACACCATGACGGGGCCGCTGATCCTGCAGGGCTCGCTCCACTGCATGGACAGCCCAGATATCACGCTCGGGTCGCGGCCAGATGCCAACAAATGGTCGAAGGCGATCGCGTTCCGCGACAGCGTCCAAAAAAGCATTGCAAGACTTCAGGCGTTCCACGGCTCAAACGGATGGGCCGGACTCCAGATCTATGGGGATCAACAGGTCAACGGCGAAGCAAAATCCAACTATCTCGGACTGTATATGACCGACGACGGCACGCCATACGTCAGCATAAACTATCCGGCTGCATGGCGGAGGGCGCTCGGGCTCGGCAGCGCAACCGGCGCGCTTCCCCTCACCGCCGCGCAGGGCGGGACCGGAGCAGCCACCGCAGCGGCGAATCGGGTCCTCGCCGGGCCGAGCTCAGGTGACGCCG